TAATAGTTAACGCTGTCAAAGGATGTACTTGAGAAATAATTATTACTAAGATTAAATGCAGCTCCTCCAAATAAAGCAAGAACATTCCCCTGAGCCGCGCTACTCACAGCACTAATAAGTGATTCCAGCATACTAATATTATTATTATAAATTGTATTACCATCGTGGTGTGCTAATAAAGGAGTGCCGCCAGCTTGAGCGCTTTTCCATCCATCATACCAAGCTTTTCTAGCACGCGCTTCGTAATCTCCAACATCCACTAGAGATCCACCATCCTTTTCTCTAAAGAATGAGTCTCCATTAGCGATAAGTTTTGAGAAAGTCCAAGCCCCAAAGGAGGCGCTAGTGTCTAAATTGCCCGGATCACTAAATTCTTGAATGATCCATTCAGCACCTATGAGTGTGCATAATACTAATGTACCAGCAGTAAAAGTTTTTGCAGATCTGTTAACAACTCGTATCTTTTCTACTTTCTTACCACCAGAGTCTATTCTAATATTTGGCCCAAACATGTGTGGATTTTTAGCGTGAGATTGAACAGGAACAGCAACACCAGTTGTAAATCCACCACCATAAAATTCATCTGCTGTATCGTAAAACTTAGAAGCATCAAATTCCTCATCTTCAATATAACCATCAGATTCTGGGGGCATCTGAAAGTTGGCATTTTCTGGAGCAGAGACATCAGTGATCAGTCTGGCTAAAATTGTTTGAGCAGACTCCCACATTCCTAGCCCTTCATTATATGAAATACGCATAGGTCCAGACGCTAAGTCTCCAGTAACAGATCCATCTTTTGCATCTGCGTCTACAAATACACCAAATTCCCCATCAATGACACGACGAAGCCTAGTCTTTGATAAAGAATATGTAGCGCCAGTTGCTCTTCTTCCCACTTCTGCTATAACTGGTCTGCCCTTTTGACCAACTACTCGCTGGTTATTTCTTTCACTTGGTAGTGTAAAATGAAGTTCTACATAATAAACTGTGTCGTCATCACTCTCTTTTTCCCATAGAGGAGCTTGATATATTGTTAGGCACTTTTCTTGTCCAGCCTTGATTGGAGCAATGTTGTCTCTTAAAAACTTTTTTACTTCTTTTCTTTTATTAGATTCATCATCTCTATCTTCGGGTTGTAGAATTAATTTTTCCATCTGTTCTTCAAAATCATCTATCAAATCTTTAACTTCCTGCCAAGAATATGTTTTTTTAGTTTCTGTCTTACTATTAGAATTAAAAGTAGTCGCAGTCCAAGAACCGTCTAGGTTTAATGCATCTAACAATTCAAAACTACTTTCATCTTCAGACTGTTCAGCGTCATCAGCAAGTGAGGACATGCCTTGAATTGTATTTGTATAAAATTCTTCTTCAGATATTTTATCCCCATCATCATAGATTTTTTTTAATCCTGTTTTAACGGTATTCTTAGAAAAACTTCCCATACCATAAGCCATTAAAGCTGGATCGTTAGTAACAAAATAATGATTTTCCATATTAACTCCAATAAGTTATGTCAAAAGATTCTATGTCATATGCGTCGGTAGGCTGCGTAAAAATGTCTTCCATAGCATATTGGTCTGGAGGCTCCACGCTTGGTAGCACAGAATGAGCTTCCATAGATATAGCCACGTTGTTATCAGAAGCAGAAGACTGAGCTGACAAATAACGGTCTCGTTCTATTTGCGACGGATCATCTTGCGAGTCTAAAAAATCTTGAGCCTGTTTAGAAGACATACTAGAAGCTTGAGGAGTAAATTCGCTAGGTGGCTTTCGTGGATCGTTAGAATCTACACTTGGTATCATGGCAGACACTTGCGTGTCGTGAGGATACGATGGGGATTCATAGAAAGACTCATAGGGCTTAACATCTGGCTTAGGCATTTTTCCTTTAAACTTGTTTTTGGTTATCCCTTTCATTCCCAATTCAAACTGAGCTTCTGAACCTTTCAAAGCTTCTCTGGTGACGAGATCTAACATTTTCTGTTGTTGTTTTTTTAAATTTCCATAACTCTTTTTATAAGTTTGGAATTTATAACCAGTGGTTACACCGCCCACTCCAATATCAAGATTGATACTATCAATACATGGCCCAGCGGCTTCTACAACATCACCTATAGTGAAATTACCAGAAGGCATACCGGGGAAAGTAACAGATCCCTTTTCAGATGCTAGGTATAAAGTGGCTGACAGTTCAGCTCTAGATTTTCCTACAAAATCCATCAAACCATAAGAACCATAATTCCAAGGAGCTAAACCAGAATCATTTTCAAGTTCTACTTTGCCTCCAAGATTTTTGACTTCTAACCAAACATCTTGATCGTTGTCGTCTTTTGTTTTAATTGGTCCGTTATGATAAGGTCCATAACACGCTTGTTCATTTCTTAGAGGTAATACAACAACATCTGGTTTAAGACCTCTAGGAGCAGAAAATAATTTTGTAGGGTTATAAAAAGTCATACCTTCGCCATAATTATTTAAATCTAACCTTTTATGAATTACTGTTTTCGTATGTGTGTTTAGTTCAGAATCTTCAAATCCCGGCATACCTAAATATGTAGCCGGAGGATAAGATTTGAAAATAGGTATGTCAGAAATTTTCTCCAATTTAGCAGTCACTTTTTCTGGCAATGTGATCAGGGCAAAAGCGCGTCTTCGATCAGGCATACCGACCATTACGCCGGAAACTCTCGGCACATCATCAATTTCGATACTTTCTCCCGTGGTTTTCTTTTTAGGTTCTACTAGTACAACTCGCTTGACAGTACCGGCTTCTTCATTCAACTTACCGCTAGCATCAGGAACAATCGGTGCAGGAATATATTTCGATACTTTTGTAAAAGTATTAGCAGAGACTCCAATGGTATGCGTTTTCATTTTTGGGAAGAAATAATATCTTTCATCTAAATCTACGGGCATAAAACCTAACAAAGCGCCACCGCTAGGAGTAGCATCAATACCGTTAGACTCCAAAGTTTTTGATGGTATATACTTCTTTCTATGATCACCAATTTGCTCTGTATATATTTTATTGGTTCCAGCGCTCAATTTTTCCATACAATCATATCTTACATAAGCTTGTATTCTGTGGCTTGCCCCAAACGTAGAGAGGTCTCTAGGAGACAAAGCGTTACTAACAGCCTTGTCGTATGCAGTCCTAGTAAAGAAGCCTCCATTGTTATCAGGCAAAAAATTGTGTTGCAATTGATCGTCCACGGGATTATATTCTGAAGTTAAACATGGGTAAAACTTAGATTGCTCCTCAGTTACTGCGGGAGAATTAGAACTCTTGACAAAATTAAAATCGGCCTCTCCATCTTGGCCTGTTATCGCGTCTTTGTTTGCGGTAGAAGATGCCTCTCTGGGGGGAAATCCAAACGGACCTGACATGTATTGGTTTCCCGCTTTTGTAACTTCTTCTTCAAAATCAAAATTAGGCTTCCCCGGAATTCTAACAAGCCATTTTTTACCATAGTATTCAGTGGCTATTCTTCTTACAAAATTATAGACTTTGGAAGAATTCTCTTTTCTGGACTCCTGCTTACTACCCGTTTGAACTTGACTCTGTAGAGCGGCAGCTGCTTTTCCTAAATACTCTTTATCAAAATTCTTGTCTCTTAAAGTTTTTATCAAATCCAATTCAGCAGCCGTTAGTCTTCTAACACTACTAAGCCTTTCATATTTCTCCAGCATGGCATTTCGTACAGCCATGATATAATCAGGGGAGCTGCCACTTAGATTGTTTAAATCTGCTATAACAGTATATCTATTATCTACAACGTCTTCTAAGCTTAAACCAATAGCTGTGGCTCTACCCCAGTACAAAGGATAACCATATCTCGGACAGCACTGACCAAGATCATCACCAACAAACAAAGAGCGTGGAACTTTTAACCCACGGTCACTTTCTCCATCACCGTCTGTAATTGTCAACTCTGGGTTGTTGCCAGCGAATAAGTCTTCGTATCTTACTTTTGGTTTATTTGTCATTTTTTCAATGTATTTTCTATTGAAAAATACTAAAAAACTTTTCCAAGCTTCGAAGGACTTAGAAGCATATCTAAGTTCTGCTTCTGTAGCAATATAATAATTGCCTACACCGTAAGCACCTAGTCCGGTAGAGTCTAACATTATTTGCCTGTAAGCACCGTTACCTTTAGTGGGAGTAATTACACCGTCAGAAATTGTTCCATAAAAAGGCAATATCTGGTGATCCTGATCCAAAGGGCCACCATAAAAATGTGGATCTTGATTAGAAGTGAACGCATAGAGGTCTACCCGATTTGCACCAAAAATAACTCTGCTAGTTACTGGGTCAGCATTTTCAAAACCAATATCATCTTTTTGGACATCCGTGAGCCTGTTTATAAATCTACCGATTGATCCTACAGATACTTCTTTTGATCTATCAATAAATTTGACATTAATAATACCTCCAACTCTGGTCCCCAATTTAGGACTTAAAGAGACACTAATTTCTGTAGCCGTAGACTCAGAAACTTCTAAGAGGAATGACAATAAGTCTATCTTGTCGTGGTCAAAATGATAGAATGGAGACAATTCTGGAAAGTCAATAAAATTTATTTCGTAATACAAACCTCTATAAAATATATCATTGCCAAAACCTGTATATTCTGAGGTGGAACTAGGCTCACTGCCCTCTTCTTCTCCTTCTTCTCCTTCTTCTTCCTCTGGTTCTCCCGGCAGTTCGCTAGACATAGCAGCCAAAGCTTGCATTATTCTATAGAAAGGTATGCCAGAACTACTTCGTCGAGACATCCCTGTTCCGGTAATTGGAAATTTCCTACTATACCCCCCATTCTCAAAATACCCTTCTCCTATAGAAGATTCGCTAGAATGATACATATCATCGCCCTTCCAATTGACTAATCCGTCTTCATTGGTTGATCTTGATAATTTATTATCAACATAACTGTCAAAGGTACTTTTAACATTTTCACTGATATTATTTTCTAAGAAACCAAATACATTAAATATATTATATTCTTTAAGGCCAACTTTGTTATCTGTATGATTTAATATTAAATAAGTGTTCGTAAGTATTTCTCTTGGGTCTGTTATTGTGGCAGAAAATGTTCTACCACCAGTTGATCTCGTTCTATGAAAGCTGGATAAAATACCACCAAATGTAAATGTGGAAGTTCCATACTCCTCGTTGCCCGCAAAAGCATCAACTATTTTCATCGGAGGGTTGCTATAGACAAAGAAGACAGGCATACCGACGCCGGGAGGACTGAAGCTGTCTCCAGCATTGATAGGATGATAAGGATCTATGGGCTTGTCATCATCATCTTTATTACCTTGAAAACCTCCATCTTCAACTAAATTTACATTTAGGCTGGATGCCGTGGAGCCATCACCAGCGCTTATACTAAACGATGTAATTGAAGCACCTAGAAAAGATTGTTGCGATGGGTAAAAATGACCACTAGCAATAAAATCTTTCTGATATTGCTCAGTACCGGGAACACCCGGAGCTGACCAATTTGTTTTAATAATTGAGTTCGGCATAAATAATCCTTCCTAATTTGTATGATCGCCAAGCCAACCCGCAACCGATGAATTGCCCGATCCTCCGGTTGGAGGCGAGGTTGTTCCTGTTGGTGGCTCTTCTTCTGGCGGCTGTTCTGGTTCTGGCGGTTGTGGTTCACCATTTCCAACGCCTTTTACTGTTGGATCATATGAAGACCCCATATCTGGGGCCGATTGTCTCTCTGTAATAGTACTCACGCCGCTTATGCTTCCAGTTTGTATATCTATTTCTTTTGTTTTATTGTCTGGCGACCTGTAAGTAAAAGCTGTAAAGTCATATCTAGCAACAGAAGAATTGTAAGCTCCACTTTGAGCAGCATCTATAAAATTACCCCGCTTGCCAGTTCCGTCAGGCCAGTTGCCAGAAGTTACTGGTAAGTGGTCTGACACAAATTTATCTTCTGGTTTATCGCCACTCCCTCTCAGTCCCCCATAAAAAGCCGTACCTGTCAGCCTATGTCTGTTACCATATAAACTCCCACTGGGGAATGGATTGAAACCGTTTTCTTCTTCCCATTTGTTAAAATAAGATTCTGTACCGTCTTTAGTGGCTTTTGCTACAAATAGATTATCGTCTCTTTGCTTTCTATTAAGATAAAAGCCACTATCTACTACGACTACAGAAAAAGAATCTTGGGGATCAACAACTCCGCTAAGTCTAGCTGTATTATATCTTGTATTCCTTTGCTCATGAGTATTGCTCATTATTGATACACCCACCCTATACTAGCAGAATATCTACCATCTGTTGGCGACCAACTTTCGTTAGAAGATTTTAGCATTACATAATTAGCTCCGTAGGGAGACAAAGAATTGATGAGTTGATTTAATTGCATCCTTTGATTGCTGTTCATCGAAGGGCTATAACTCATTAATTCGCCACCATTAGTAGAAGCAGGAATAAAGTGTGGGTCCATCTGCACTTCTATACTCACATCTCGTTCAAAATGAGTAGTTGTATTCATGTACTGAAAAACAGGTCCATCTCTCTTGCCCATAACTTCTATGGATGCGTATACGTCTGTGGGGTATGTATCGCTAACTTGTATGCTTTCTGTAATGGCTCCAGATATAGAAGGATTTCTACGATTGTCATAACTGACATTATAACTTATACTTGCATTAGAAACAGTGCTGTCAGCAACTGAAAAGCTTTGAGGTGTACCGTTTAATGGTATACCTGCGGCGTTCTGCGCTCTTTTAAAAATTACGCTACCATAACCATAATTACCATTGTTACTGATTGCATTTAATTTATCAAAAGCAGCATTACTAGCGCTAGAGTTGACCTGTTTATACGTAGTGTCGCCACTGTTTGCAATATATCCCTGAAGAGTACCATCTATGGAAACACTTACTACTGCCGAGTCAGCATTTTTACTAACACTAGTATTATATGTTTCAAACGCTCCTTCAGGCTGTACGCTGCCACCATCGCAATATATACCTTGAATAGTAACACTATAAGATAAGTTAGAAAGATCAGAAGTCTCAGAGCGTGTTAGATTAAATATATTTTGCGGACTACTGCCACCAGCTGCATGTTTGAGTCCAAGGTGGGTTGCGTGGTAATCATTACCCACGGCATAATGACTCTCTCTTGCATCTACAAATCTTTTAGCAAACTCAATGCCACTTTGATTAAATTTATCTTTAAAAAGATTTCCTGCGTTTTGAGGACGCAGCGTGGCAGAAATGGTTCTTGTGAATCTGTAGGGCATACCAGTGGGATCATCATGGCTAAAGCCTAAAGAGGCATCAGGCTCAAGGGATAAATTATCTGAAAAAGATTCCAAGTTAGCATAATAGTCTGTACCATTTTTTGTAAATTTAACAGAATCATATTCTTTGTAGACACCTAAGAAAGAAACATTCAATGTAGTAACTTGACTAAAGGTGCTTTCGTCTACAGAAACGCTAGGGTCTAATATGCTCCATGATAAATCTGGTTCAGTTTTGTTAGCCGCCGTTTTCAATTTTAATGTCTTAGCATTTGCAAAAACCTTTTCTATAGCAGCAACAGAGCTTATGAGATCCTCTGCCCTTTCCTGAGCCGTTCCCGTTCCGGCAATAGAAAAGAAACTTAAAGTAACATTGGTTTCATCTGCAAGCTTGGTACTACCTTGCCTTTTGGTATTACTACTCCAACCAATCAAAGGAGCAGGAATAAAATATTTTTCAGCGTTGCCACTATCCGTGATGGTGATTGCGGGGTGAGTCGCATTCCCAACTGGGTGTACTGTAACTAAATTTGACATAATTAAAATCCAAAGGTTATAAGGTCGAAAGTTTCGTTAAGTAGCGCTGTCCCACTCACAAATATATGCATCTGTTCTGAGTCAGCAGTACCTGAAGGACAATGCTCATAAAGAGATAGTCCAGTGTCAGTTTCAGCCGTATTAAAAGATCCTACAAACAGTGTTATGCTATTATTATTATACACAAACCCTTTGTTTGAAGTATTTGCAAACAGGGGCATTGACTCTGCCTCAGATCCATCTACGCTAGACATAAACAAATGAACATTACTATTTTCAGTATCATTCAAAGGAGATTTTCTACCGACTACACTGTTTATGTACGGTCTATGGAGTGTAAAGCCATCAATATTCTCATCCTGACCAGATGCCTCTATAAAAATTTCCCCTTCATTATTGGCATATATAAGTCCAGCACTATAATGTATAGCGTTTAGTTTTGTGTTGTCAATAGACAGATTTACCTTGAAATCTGGAGAACCATACACAGAAGCGTCAATATTAGCGTCTCCGGCATCATATGCAAATGGGGTACGGAGCATAGCGTCAAACAAGAAAGCCGCTCCAGCGCCCTCTAGAGGCTCAGGAGAGCCATGCGTACCACTGGTAGCAAACTTATGATAAGGGGAGCCAATAACAATGCTATAATCTGCATCTTTTCTTTTTGCTCTGCTAACGTCTACATACTCGCCAAAATGCTCGTTTTCTGTCCCAGATGTGGTAGGAGTCTGTTGTAGTCTAGAATTATAACCTTGTGGCACTATCTTCTCGACATCAGACCAGTACCTTGGAGCAGATACTTGTTTCTCATATCTATTTTCAAATGTATAAACAGCACCGTTGTTTAGTATACCACTAGATATAGTCAACAGTGCGCGTGTATTAGGGTCTCCTAAATCACGACTAAATCTTTGTCTAATGTCATATTCAAAGTTGAATGATCTTGTTTCAAATGCTCCACTCACACTATCAATAGTACTTTTGGCGTAATCATGACCGGGAGTGCCAACGCCAATAATGTCACCATCAATAGCCACAGAGTAGCCAAACTTATCAGTAATTGGAGAATATAGTCGTAACTCTTCTAATGTATAATCATTTGGTCCTAGAGCAGATACCAATTCAGAGTCTGATATATTATCTAAATCATGACCAACATTGATACCTGATGGTCTAAGTTTTTGAGAAAAATTAAAAACACTATCCGAATCTCTAGAATATATATATACAGAACCAGCGCCGCCCCACTGACTTACCAAAGTTCCAGACGGGGGATTGTACTGACTAGTATTTGAAGCAACGTCGTCCCAATCTAACACACCCTTGCTTTTAAATCCACCAAACGGTGTGCCAACAACAATTCTATCCTTATAATAGTCTACAGAATAACCAAACAAATCTCCCGGATAGCCAGAAGGATAGGCGTTGAAGTCTATAAAATCTTTGCCAGTAGACGACATTATTGATGGTACACCACCAAGAGCGTCTGTATCTGAATAAGTGACTCCATCAACCGTCCAATTAAATTTAGAATTAGAACCATAATAATTTTCACTATTTATGAACGCAGTAGAAACAGTAGCTAATGTAGAATCAGTAAGCGCATCTGGTCTACTGATATTATTTGGAGCATCATCTCTAAAGTCTGACATTAACAATCCAGAACTAATAGTCCCATCTGGAGGCATGAATCTAGTTACTAGACCCTCTTTACCTACAGAGTTTATATAACGGGCTGGGCTTCCTCTTTCTGGAGCTACAAGTTTTTTATTAATGTCAAATATTCTAGCGTTTGCATTAGAAGGAAATTGTGTATCTGGATATAAACTTTGTAAGAAATTTAATGAAGAATCTCTTATGACGCCATCCTCGTCAAACAAGCACTCGCCCTGAATTAAGTCTGGATCGGATATAACTGTAATTCTAGAAGGATTGATACCTTGAGATCGTCCAGAATGAGAATATATTTCTTGAGCAACAACAACTGGACCGTCTTCAATAGTTGTTCCCTCGAATATGTTAGAACATTCAGCGCTAGGGCAGTACTTTTGACTTGAAGAAGACATTGCTAAAGGATCTTCAAACTCAATGGTATAAGTTGTTTCATCTACTGGGTCAGATATTCTTTTAGTTACATATCTAGGGACACGTTTCTTTACAGTTCTAGCATCTACATTGATGACACATCCAGAGATTGATACTAAGTTTAAGGTAGTAGGAGTCGTATCATGAATTGAAGTTCTTGGAGTGTTGCCTTCAATAAACATTGAAATATTATTTGCAGTATTAGTTGTTTGGAATTCGACTACACGTTTGACAGAAGACAAATCACCAGAATCCAATTCAATGGTTGTACCAATAGGTCCATAGAAGACAGAATCAAATGTTCCTGAACTTGAGAATGTATAAACATGTTGATCAGGAGGAATATCCACAGAGGTGAAGCTAGGAGATCTATTACAATCAGACACCCAAACTCGAAGAGGTTCTGCTTCTGAATCAGAATATTGTTGAGTATCTAAGAAAACTTTGTAAGCAGTGTTGGGCTGTACTGGGAAATCAACTTTGCAAACTCCCGTCTTCATGAAATGAAATCCAACATCTATAAATTTATCATCTACCACAGGATGACCTAGCAGAGCTATCGGTTTAGCATTTTTTAAATTGATAGGAATAAAGGTATTTGTTTTTGCATCTATGGTGAGTTTAGATATACTATCTCTAGACTCTATGAAGCCTTTACTCACGAAGTGGCTTGAATCTATATCAATATTACGAACAGCATTTCTAGTATTATAGAATCTATTATTTCTAGAATTATCAGATATATTATTTGCAAACTTTTTCCTTTGTGGTAAGTATAAAGGAGACATGCTTATACCAAGTAATGAACACAGCTTAGAAACATTAGAAGCTGCCACATCGTTATCGTAAGTTATAACAATTTTTTTATTGTTTTTCTTAAGCCATTTTTTCAGTAAGCCAACTTCTTCCAGTGTTGGTTCATTCACAGGATTGGCTATCCAACAAACGTCATAAGCAGATCCATCGGGATGACCAGCGTATAGATCTGAAACGGTTACATTTTTACGAACAAAATTACCAGTGTTAATAAATACTAGCTCTAGCAACGAACCTTCTTTAGCGTCGGTAAAATCTGATCTGCCAGTGAAGGAATTTAACTGAGCAATGTATGAACTTCCGCTTTGTCTCTTGGCTACTAAATTAAAGTAAAAGTTTATATTTCTATCGCTACTAGCGTACAATTTATCTAAAGTTTCACCTCTCAAAGATCCGACTAGTACAATACTTGACTGCGCACTATCTACGCTAGTCTCTTCAGCTGCATAATAACATTCAGGAGACATCTCTTTTTCTGTCGTAACAACGTCAGTACCATTAGATCCCTCAGAAACTAATATTGGATCTATGCCCAGTTTTGCATCAGGATTAAAAAATCTATTTAAATTTGTATTGTTACCAAAGTTTACATCTAATGACGAATAGTTTTGATTTTGTTCAGACCACTCAAAAGCAGTAGTTCCGTCTACTGGGTCTCCGAACACGGGGGCAACTCCGTCATCAACTAAATCAAACTCTGTGAACACGCCAGATCTAGCGGGTGTCGCTGGAATCGTAACAGTAATAGGATCTTTATATTCAGCAGCAACCATTAGAGGCACAGGAGCCTGACGAGTATCACCAAAAACTTCAGTGAAAAAATTAGGCCAGTTATTAACAGAGTTGGTAGTCTTCCATCCAGACCTCAAGTCTGTTCCATTTTCCAAAGTTGGAGAGCAGTGATTATTAAACTCAGTATACTCATCGTTACATATATAATTTTTATACATGACAGTACTAACATTCTGAGCGTAGTCGCTATCAGACGGAGGAGAAGGCGTTCTCACTCTAATATTACCAACGCCTCTAGCTCTAAGATTTGCCGAAGTATCTATATAACTAGAAATAGAATTTTCTGGCCTAGAAGAAGGTATAACATTTACTTTGTCTGGACAAGTATTTGTTTCATTTAACAATGAAGTTTTCTTTTTGTCGGTATCATAAACTGCCATAGCAGAGTTTAACTTGGCTAGAATATCATTTACAATATCATTCGACGCTTTATAGTCAGCGTTGCCCGTAGTTTCCCATCTCTCGTTGTTAGCAATTAAAACTAAATTTCTATCACCAAGCTTCAGCCAATTTCTGATCCTATTCATAATTTCTAGACTAGCAAAATTTACTTCTGGCGTATTAATAAGTAACAAGCCAGCATCTTGAGGAATATCTACGTCGTTAAAATCTGTACGAACAAAATCCAAATCATATTCTCCAGTTTTATAAACTTGATTATAATGATTATAAAGATCGGGGTTGGTCAAAGTTTTATTATGAGTATTACCAAATTTACCATAGTCTACCACCTTGTTATGAGGGTAATACTTTCGTGATTCAAATGCGCGAACAGCTCCGGCGTTTACATATGAAGGCCACAATATTTGACCAGAGTTGTCTGGATGGTAATACAAATTAGAGTCATCGGTGACATCTAAACTGTCAGTAGGACACCCAACAGCGAAAGCGCTACCCGTTTCATTCACGGCAATACTATAGCCCATTCTAGAAGTTGGAGCAAACTTTGTAACTAGCTGCTGATACGTACCAGCATATGCTATATCGCTATACTTATAATCAAAAATATTTTTGTATTCTTGAATTGTTTTTCCATTACCCCAGAACGCTGTGTCAGTTCTATAGCCATATTTTCTATCAGCAGAAAGTTGGATATATAGACTTTTACCTATAATTAATTTGACTTGTTCTTCTCTCTTTGTATCGTCTTCTGGCAATGTGGTATCATTATCTAATTCTACCCTGTGAGCATCAAGTTTAGTTTTTTGACCTAAGTAAAAGTTGTCTTCAGTTTCTTTCGCTATATGATAAGCGACCCAAGCTTCAACATTGCTATACATTCTATCCTTCTCGCTGTAATCATATTCATATATATTTACAGCGCTATCCATGTAAGGAGATCCAATGCCAATGACTTCTGCATTCTTACTAATGTCTACAGCTTTACCAAAGAAGTCTGGATGTGTAGTATTGTCTTCGGTTGGAGATTTGATTTCTTGTATTAAATCCCAAACACCGCTTTCTTTTTCAAATACATAAACAGAACCACCACTAGGTGGAGGGTCGTTGAAGTCTGGCAGTGCTGTGTTGAATGTTCCGAAGGTAGAAGGGTTTGTCAGAAGCTTTAAATAATTTTCTTGAATCAGTCTTCCACTATCCAAAGCAAAATCGAGTAAGGCGTTAGATTGTGTAATCCAATTTTCATCGTTGGTTGTAGTTTGTAATACAGCGCCATCGGTAGGACTGCCATTGTAGTCTACCAAACCTTCGCTACTAGCATGACCTTTAAAGAAGTCTACGAATCTAGATACAGCTGGATTTACTGCTGTATCACCTAAAGACCTACTATTATCAATGTAGACTCCTAAAAGTGCAGGTACATGATTTGCAGCATCTGGATACAGCTCAAAGAATGCATCTTTAATTTCTTGCAAAATTTGATCATCCACAGTCGTGTGTTGAGACGTTCCGGGAATGTCATTAGTATGTCTAGTAATAGTCTTCTTAGATATAAAGGTGGGCTTAGGCTCTGGAAAGTCTAAGTCTGTTTGCAATTCTATAGAGATTGGCCTGAAGACAATCATCTTTATCTTTACGTCTATAGTAGGTTGGGAAAAGTATTTATATAAATAATTTTTGCTTTCTATATTAGATAAAATATCTCTATATGTTAAATTGCCTATAGTCGGATTAAACTCATCAGTAAACACCATCATCAAAACTTCATTCTCTATCATTGATGGAGGTGTAAACGTTTCTGTGAAGTTGCCATTTGGTGCGCCAACAACTATAATTTCTTTATCTTTACCATCCAAAGTTGTTTCTAGAGCAGAAGATGTGACAGTCGAACTTAAACTGCTGCCAAAGTTCCTACCCTCTTGACCAAGATACCACTGTCTTTTTTCTACATTCTCGCTCGTGCCAGCTAGTGGCACTGAAGTAGATTTAAAATAATTGTTCCTTATACTAGATGGTAAAACAAGCTGAGTTTCAAAAGACCAATCGGCTTTGTTCTCTGCTAGATTGGTATAGGATGCTGGCTCTTCCCCTCTTCTGTATACAAAAACTGTACCAGCATTTGACAGTGTGTCAGAATTAAAATCAAGATCATAGTTTGGAGATCCTACACAAAGTAGATCTGCGTTAACAGATATAGAAGTGCCATAATTGTCTCCTGCATTTCTACCATCAGCAACATGTGGGTGATCACCTATAAATTTAATTCCAGAGAATAAAGCGTTAGTGCCTTCTTTCTCGTATTCCCAAGATACCAACTGTTTAGGGGCTGGAATTCTTGCTGTAGATCCAGAAGATCCTGTCATAGTAATGTTGTATGGACCAAAAGGATCAAGACCAGTAAACTTTCGTATTCCATAAAAATGCCCACTGTAAGGAACATCAGAACCAAAGGCGTTGACATTGGGATTAGTATAAGTTTTTTCTGCTCTAAATATACCACCATCAACACAGTCAGCAGTGAACCAATTTGTATCATGTGATTCTAATACGACTTCATCGCACGTACCGGCAGCACACCCTCCATGACATATTAATTCTACGCCACGAATTGGATCTGTACTTTCAATAGTAGCAAATATATTATCGTCAGGCTCTATCTCAGATCCTGAATTTTCTGAATCCCATCTAAAACCATGAGACTGAGACATGAAGAGTGACAAATTTTCATTCGTTATCTCTTGACCTGTTGCGTCCTCAACCTGTAAAAATAATGGAGATGCTTCAAAGATAGTTGTATTTTGTACTGCGCCTCTGACAAATAATGGTGAGTTTTCTTGAGCTGTAGGAATTGTTGCATTTACGATTTGTGGTAGACATAAGACGTTTAAAGCCATAGCAGATTTTTTATTAATAACCCCATCATTTTCAAGATGCATGTTGATGCTAGCAAATTCTTCAACCCCTTGGTTTGCAACCCATAGCGGCATAGGTGGATCATTAGGAACCAATGCAGCCTTAGCGTACAAGTTTACATTGTCATTTGTCTCTGTAGCAGAAATTGTATGCATGGACAACACATTAATTTGATATAAAGTGCCGCTAGCGTACAAGCTAATGCTGTCATCAGGGGGAACTTGACCAGAATGAAACAATGGAAGATTGGAGTGGGCATATTGTTTACCCTCAGTGTATAACGGTGATATACCAAAACCGTTAAATTCACCGCTACAAAATAAAAGAAATCCAGCCATGTTTAATCCTATAAATTAGAAATTGATCTCGCCTTATGAAGCGGTCTAGTAAATTTCACAGTCGCTGCAAAAATAGTTACTGTTGCATGATAAGCAGTTCCAGAGGGATATACTATATCATATTGCAAGAACATTTTTTGAACATCATCAGCAAAGTATTTTTCGTAAAACTCAGTAGTATTTAAAGATTGATCGTATTTTGACCAATCTTCAGATCCAGTATTTATTAAATCAGCAAATTTAAATTTACTACTAATTTTGTGAACACACATATCTGGTGATAAGTAATGAGTGCATCTATTGATTAATCCGGGGTTTGTCAATGATAATAATTCATTATCTTTATTAGGAGTATATAAACTTACTATTAATTTTCCACCAACACTACCATCTGACCAAGTTAATTGGCTATCTATTTTATGCTCTATTATAGTATCTACATACACAGAATCCTGCATAAAATTGTATCCTCGCGGCAATGTTTTTTGTATTCTTGGTCTGAGGGCATATACGACATCTTCGTCCATGAATGAGTCTGGAACGTCTATCAAATTAAATCTAATAAAATCATTTTCTATCTGCGTGTGATACGATGTATTAGTATCCACGTTGGTAGGTAATGTCAGATCACATGCGCTGTCATATGAAGTACCATCACTCTCAATTGAGTGGGTCAAAAATTTGGTCCCAACTTTTTCTGTAAATATATAAAAGTCTGAACTAAATTGACACGATTGGAAGTCTCCTAAAGTCCAAGAAGCAGTATCAGTATTAATATAATCATATAATTTAACTGTATCATTAACATATGATTCACCGTCAGCCCAATACTTATTATGTATAGTATTGAAGAAGGAATTAGCATTTATTGCAAACTGGTTTGCTGAACCAAAGTCAGTGTTTAGAGAAGAAGCAGATATAGCTATATCTGTAATGTAGCCGCTAAAGCCAGTACTATCTCCGGGGTTGTAGCCAAATGTCAAGGCGTTGGAGAAATTGGGAAGACCGCTCAAAGTCAAAGAGTCTCTCAGTCTGGTGAAGTTATGAGAGTCTAGCTCATTATCTACATATAAAGAAAGTACGTTATCAATATATGTAACCATTATGGATAAAGGATATGAATAGTCATCATAGTCTATAGTGTCTTCTATAGTTTGTGTGGTCAGGGTGCTATCAGTCACAGTAACTCGTAATTTATTATTTACAAAGCCAACTGAAATTTGATCATCTTTAGCAAACAGGGTAGATGAATTAAAATCCATGTTTTCATCAGGGCTAAATCTAAAGAATATTATAAATCCATTATGAATGTCAAAGTCAGGGAATGAAATGTATCCAGTAGACCCAGAAACTTTTAGGGCGTTGTCGTAAGAGTCTGCAATCTGACCATATAATGCGTGGTTAGAATATCCAGACATAGCGGTAAAGTCAATGGTAGTATGTCCAGTTGTTAAGCCAAACAAAGACGCAGACTTGAACCTAGAGCCAACATTATGAGTCTTTGTATAAGTACCATTATAAGTGCCTTGGAGAGCAGTGAATCCAGAGGGCATATCGTCAGATATAATACTGCTGCCAGAATCATTGTTAAAAGAGAAATAACCACCAAAGAACGGAGTTTCTAAAACAGGATTGTCAAAAGAAAAACTAAACTCATTAGAATTGTATGGCCCGGATGTTACCAAACCGTCTACCCCTCTCCAACGTCTAGAATAGTTTGTCTTCAGAGTGTTTGGAGAACCGTATCCATGTGGTATATTATTTATGTCGGACAACACACTTCCCGCATTGTTTGCTTGATCTACTGATTTTCTGTCAGAGACAAACATGCTGCTATTAACAGAACCAAGATCAATACCGTTATCGTGACCAATGGTGTGCAAATGTATCGCGTCAGAAGGCTTATGAGTGACTATCAGAGATAAAGAGGCGATAGATGCATTGTCTGGCAAGGGACATATATCTATAAATAAGTTTTCAAAGAATGAACTAAACTCATAGTCTGGAATAATACCAAATTGAGATTGTTTATAAACACGCAAAGGAACAATGTATTCTTTAAAAGTAGTCGAGTCTACAACTGGCGAAGTGGCTAACAAATAATGGTCGCCACCATCGCTGACTGTTGCTGGCCTGACTATAATCTGACCCTTGTCTGATAAAGACTCAGCTGATACAGATAGAGAATCTACGCCCGTGGTGGATGTGATTGTTGGTATACTACCCGTGCCTCCCGGCTCATTCTGCAAAAATCCATTGACAGCTGGAGTGTTATGCAAAAGGTGGTCGAAGCTATAACCCACCAAATCTAAAGTATAGTCTGAACTGCCAGTGTCTTTCTTAGCTACTATCTTAAGATATACTTCGTCAACTTTAAAAACTGAATCTTGAAAATGAACAGTTTCAAAAGTAGAGCTATCGAATTCTTTTACTGCGTTAAGATATCCGATGTCAAAAGCCCCTGCAACATTCCTATTTTGAGAAATTGGAGGCTCATGAGAAAATTTAAGAATTAACTTACCAGAGTCCGCTACTGTAGAGCTATCTAAATCTAAATATTTATCTGTATTTTCTTGTCTTATAATCTTTAACAATTCTTTGCAACCACTACTAGTACTGTTATCATGAGCGTTGTCGTTAGACTGCCAAGTCGAAGTTACTGTTGGGTATATGCCTGTATCAAATGATGACAGCTGCACTTCTGAAGGTCTAATCTCTCGTGTGATTCTGTATCCGCTAGGATCTGTTTGCACGAAGCAGGAAATATCATCATCAGAATTAAAACCAAATTTGTTACCACTAGAAACAATCTCTAAAGCACTTATACGAATAGAGTAGGTGGGGTTAAGAAAATGTTGTGACTGAGTTGAAAGAGGAGATCCATCACTAGCTAAATAATCATTGCCACTAGGATCTAGCACATCTGGAAGATTACAGTCTTCAACGATATATCCAGAAGAAAATCCAGAACTAAAAGATGTGTCTTTACATTGTACCTCTACGTCAAATGATAATGAATAACCGTCTTCGTTTAAGAAGGTGGGAAAATCAGGATGTGTGGATCTTTTTTTAGCATTATTAATCTTTGGGCTAAAAATGTATGTAGAAAAGTTTTTATCTTGTTTTCTATAATCACTATCTCCACGTATAGTCATGTCTTCATATTGGGTAATCAGATTTCCACTACTATCATTAAAGAATATATTATGAAATTTATACGCAGGAGGAGCGTTGGATGCAAAATTGTATGTAGGCGCAGAAGCTCTGATAAACAAGAAGTTTTCTTTGGGAGAAGTCAACGGGCTTGTTACTTCGCACTTATATCTAAAAGTACCACTAGTGCCAAGACCAGAAGGTTGTATAAATGTTTTTATATCATCAGATATTCTAGTGCTAGAATTAAAATTTTCATTATAATTACCAGTAAATATACCTTCATCTATACTAGAAAATAAACTAGAAGATTGTTGGCTTTCGTTTATAAATGGGTTACTGCCCAGAACGCTGGTAACGTCACCAGTTGGATAAAGCCTCTGCGTAGAAAGAAAATTATCAAACTTATTTATCTGCGTCAAATCACCACCAATTTTATCAGTAAATTTGACATCAACTTTTGCGTTGTTATGTATGTGAGACTTGGCAGAGTGTAATTTGGTGGCAGTAGAATTTAATTTAAAATCATTATGAACCCTTGCAGATACTGCGACCTGACTAGTATTTAATGTCGCTCTTATAGAAGGGGAGCAAGATACTCTGACGGAAGATTTTATTTTAGCAGATAGCGTTGACTTCAAACGAACCTTAGTGTCAAGCTTTTGAAGCACATGAGATACTACGCGAGAGACAGTCCTAATTTTAGATTTAGAACTGTTCCTAGCTGTAGAATTTGTTTGGAATACACAATTGAAATCATTTGATGACATATTATACTTCACTCTGTGATTCGACTACCTTACCATCACTGTTAACGCGAAGACTTCTGAATTTTTCACCGATTGTTTGCAGTAATTGATCTTTGAGGTTGCTTGTTAGAGATTGCAGGAATGAACCACCAGTAAGGTTAATATTAACAGTCGTTGGCTCCAGCTTGACTGTGAATTGAGTATTCTGAAGAGCATTGATGCTTTCCATAATTGTCTTGTTGAAGTTTTCTAAAGCGGTGACAAAATTGGTCATAGTAGAGCTATCCATCCCTGCACCTCCAGCTCCTGCAATTTGACCACCACCCTGTGCGTATACTGTACCACCTTTAGACATTGTGGCTGTGGCTGCTCCACGCGCCCCACTGTTCATAGCCTTGAGTACGCTCAGATTATTGCCACTTCTAACAGCCGACCTGTTAACAACGAATTCTCCGGGAGTCAACATTGCTGGAACAGTATCTGTACCTCTAGGTTGGAAATTAATAAGTTTACCCCGAGATGCGTATACTACGCCTCCAGCAGCTAGGGTCTTAGAGTTTTCTGCTTCTTCCAGCTTTTTCTCTTTAATCTTACCAGCTGCCATCAACTGCAATTCTGCTGCCTGAATCTGCATACTAGCAGCTAATTGTTCTGTTTCACCAAAGCCCGGAAGCAATGCCGCAAGCTCTCTAATTTCTGCATTAGCAGCCTGTTCTTCTGGACTACCAAGAACATTTCTCTGCGCCATAGCAGCTGCTGCTCCGGGGTCCATACCACGAGCTGTCAAAGTTGATGTGGCAGCTTTCTCCAACAAGCCGCCCGGACCCTGTAATTGTTGACCATTAAACTCTGTTACGCCAGCGTCTGCTTGTCTCTTTAATTCTTCATATGCAGATTGCAATTGATCAGCAGAGAAGTCACCAGTATTACCACTGGCAATTGCGCCCATAGCACCCGATGTCGATTGCGCTTGGAAGAAGCTGTCAATATCACCAGACATTAGAGCGTTGAATGAATCTGATTCAAGTTTATTCTTGGCTTGAATAATTTGTATTTCTGCCTTTTTAATATCAATCAAAGATCTGGTAGTGTTAAGCAGTTCCATATTTTGCTTGGCTACGTCAGCAGAGCTTTTATCAGTAGCCATTCGTTCTTCATCAGTCATGGCTCCTCTGGCGGCGGGATCAGCATCGCCCTTTACAATCTTAGCAGAACTTCCAATAATATTACGCTGTTTTGCACCTTCAACTTGTTTAGTTCTAGTTTGTAGATCTTGTTGTTGTTTTTTAATGTCCGCAGCACTCATGCCTGTCAATGGGTCAACACCAGCAGCACCAGCGCCAGCATTGGTTTTCTCCATTAAGATTTCTCTTTGTCTATCAGGAGTAAATGCTGGACCACCAGCATCAGCAATGATCTTCTCAGATTCAGCTCTTAAATCCGCTGTCTTCTTAGTTGCGCCGATAAGTGCGTCTTCAGCTGCGTATCGTTTCTTTGTAATATCAAGAACAGCCTGTCTATACTGATTCTCAGCCTCCATAATGGCTTTGACTTGTTGCAGTTGAGCATCAGCAACACCTTGGAAAGCTCCCTCAATTTGGCTAAAATCACCTTTTGCAATCTGATCGTAATCAATATCCATTCCAGCAAGTTGCTCTTTAAATCTTTTCTTTACATCTTCGTCCATACCGGCTGGCAAAATTGTATCTACAAGAGAATTTAATTTTTCTTGTGGATTCATACCGCCTAATCCACCTTCTTGATCAGACTTTAGTCGTTCTTGGAATTTCTTCAACCCTTTTTCAGAATTTTTCTGAGCTTGGAACACAGCGGTCATATTGCCACGGAATTTGTCAATTTGGTCTCCACTAGCTCCAAACTCTTTCATTACACCAGTGACTTCGTTCATTGACGACTTAAATGCGCCAGAACTTAGTCCTACTGCTGCACTAGTAGCGCTAGACTCCAAAGTGTTGAAACTGTTCATCAGGGTGGATGTGCCAGACTCTTGAGCTTGCATAAATTGAGACATGGCTAGGCTCATAGAATTAGCAGAGCCAACAGAACTGTTAAGGCCCAAATTCATTGCTGCAAATGCTTTTATGTTTCTTTCAACTTCTTCTTTTAAATTCTTAAGACCTCTCTCAAGATCAAGCGCTCTTTGTTCCGCAGCAGCAGCTGCTTCCCTAGCTTGTTTACCTCCTTCTTTATCACCACTGTCCTCTAGATCTCTGGCTAACTTAAGATATTCTTTCGATTGTTCTCTCTGAGCGCCCGGACCTAAACCTTGAGCTTCTAGATCTGCTTCAGTTTCTTTTATAGATTTACCACTTGCAAAAGAAGATCTGGCAGCAGACATGGCAGCGCCTCTACGCATGTCTCCTTGTTTAGCGTCAAGATCCATTTGAGCCAACGACGCTTTTTTATTTTCTTCATCAATGCCTTTGTTTCTTTGTGCGCCTGACTCCAAGCCCATGTAGCCAGCTATACCAAGAGTTAAAACCCTAGCAGTACCTCTCATGAAGCCGTCACCCATGCCAGATTTGTTTTTATTATTTTCTTTTATTGCTTCCTTAGTCTTCTCTCTAGATTCATCTATGTTCTTAGTTTGTGAGACAGTCTTTTGAACCATTTGGGTTACGCTAATTCTACCAGCCTTAAAATCTTCCATAGCTTGAGCGGCTTTTTTGATGCCAGATTCCAAGTTTTTGTGAGCCTTAGCAACAGCGGCGGCAGCACCAGCCATAGCAACAACGCTGGACATTGTTTTGCCACCAAACATTACATTTATACCAGAAGCAAACTCTTTAACAAATTTACCAACGTAAGGCAACTCGCTAGCAACTTTTATTGCTACCCCACCAACAGTAGCCAAGAGGGGACCAATAACGGGAACGACAGCTGCCAAAGCGGTCATGCCAGTGACGACATTATTTACAGCCTTAGCTCCATGATCCTCCGCAGCGGCTTTTTCAGCAGAAGCCACATTGCCCTCTTCGATTGCCTTACTCGCCTTCGCTGCATAATCAGTATAAGAATCCAAGAAACCATTAAACATACTAACAGTGCCAGCTGCAAGAGTCATAGGGCCAACAAGTCCAGATACTGTACCTATCAGTTTACCAAGTGATGGGCCAAGTTTTGTGAACAGTCTACCAACATTCCGTATACCTTTGCCAGCTAGATTCGCAGCTTTGCCCCTTGCCCCTCCCATTGCCTTTGCACCCTGAGACATGTTCCTGCCAATATTACGCAGACCTTTGCCAGCACCTTGAATTTTTGATGTAGCTCCTTTAGTAATGGCGCTTTTAATCTTACCACCCTTGCCACTAAGCATGTCTTTAACATCGCCCATGTCAAAGTTTTTAAAGAATTTTTTAACACTGTCCATCGTCAATTCTTTTCCGAAAATGGCTAATGCCATTTGCACTAATGTAATTGTACCAACTAAACTATTCATAGAATTCATTACAAAAGCTGTAGCTTTCATAGTGCCACTACTATTTTCATCTATAGCTGGTGTCAACATGCTAAGAGCCATCTGTGCGCCAACGAGACCACCAGTTAATGCATTTAAACCTTCTGCTGTTTTCTTAGAAGCCTTGCCGACAGGAGAAGGAGCAGTTTGAGATGACATAGCCATCCTGCTTTGACCCTGCTGATGTGTATAAGCCTGACCCTGCAAAGCGCCTAGCGGAACCATAGGCAAGCCACCATTAGACAGCCCTTGTACGCCAGATCTTTTAAACTGACTAACAATACCGCCGTCAGCGTATTTGTTCATGTGGCTAAGATTAGAATAACCAATACTTTTAGCAGATTCTTTATTTACTACAAATTCACCGGGAGTCAGTAACGCTGGCACTGTGTCTGAACCTGCACCAGTAATAGAACCACCAGCAGCTTTTTTGACTCTCTTCGATCTCTGATTTTTTATCTTATTAAATTCGCGTTTAGCATGAGCATTAAATAATCCTTCATTTACTGCTTTCTTTGCGAGCGTATTAGCATTTTCATCTGTATCTCGCAATTTAATATCAGTAAATTTCTTAATTTTTTCTTTAGTGAGACCATTAAGAGCCGCTTCTTTGTCAACTAAGTCAAAATTGGCACTGCCCGGAGAATCTAGACCAGCCTGTTTATTTACAAAATCTTCAAACATTTGGCCTAAAGCAGTATTTATTTTGTCTAAGCCACCCTTGGGTGCAATACCTAGCATTCCAGCAGCGTCTTCAATGCTAGCAGTAACAGGGTCTATTGCATCTGTTTTGAATTTATCTTGCTTATTGAACTGTGATTTTGCTACTTTTACTTTAAACTTATATGGCTTGCCAATACTTGCTGCTTTTGTTTTTAGTTTGTTAATGGCTGGAGTACCACTCTTAATACTTTTTAGAGTAACAGAACCTTCCGTGTCTTTTGGATCTCCTTCACCAATACTATTGACCAACATACCAACTGGTTGTCTACGGGTTAAAATCTTTCCCCCCTTAGCGTATTTATTGATAGCGCCTAGAGCCTCGCCGCCCATAGCTTGGGCGCTTTTCTTCCTAATAACAAATTCGCCGGGAGTAAGCATAGCTGGTACAGTATCAGAATTGCCAGACCCCGGAACAAAACCGCCTTTATTAAAACCTCTAGCCTTTCCAGAGAAAGCGCCAGCAACGCCACCTAAAAATCCAGAAATACCTTTTGTAAATTTAACAGCTGCTATGGCAGTAATAATTGGTAATATAACTTTTAAAGAATCTGCAACTTTAATTAACGCAGAGGCGAGACCAAGAGCAGCACTAGCCATCAATTGGAATGTAGGTGTTTTAGTTACATTATCTATAAGTTCTAGAAATTCTTCTTTTACTTTAGCAATCCTAATAGCAAGAGCAGCTTGAGCAGATGCTGCGTCTTTTGCTAAAGAATCTTGTCCTTTTTGTGCTACTTTTAATGCTTGTTGGGCTACAGCAAATTCTTGGATCAAAGGAATAACTTTACCAATCTGTCTAAAACCACCAAGCTCTTCAGCGATCTTAATAAAAGTTACATCCCCCTGTTCAAGACCAGCTAATGCTCCACTAAGTCTTTTAACAGCTTCAAAAGGACCAACGAATTTACCCTCTAAGTCAGTCAGCTCTACGCCAAACTGTTTCATAAATTCAATTGTCTTAGGACGTTGAATACGAGTAAAGATAGTACGTAAACCAGTAGAAATACTTTCTGCACTTTCTCGTGTAGTAGATCTAACACTAGTGAACAATGCTATAAGTTCATTTAAGTCACCACCAGCGGCTTTGAAGACACCACCAGTTCTACGAACAGCGGCGATAATGTCACCTGCTTCAACAGCAAATTTACCAGCTACGGCGTTAACAGCGCCCAATTGTTCTTCTAGAGCAGCAGCACCAGCTCTAAACTGATTAAAGATAGCCACAGCACCTTCAGCGGTCTGTGTGATATTTTCAAATGTAGGTGCTAATTCAGTTCTGGCAAGGGTCTTCAATGCGATCTGTGTCTCTTTAGCAGACATACCCGCTTGAGACAAAGTTCTACTAACGCCTAATAAAGAGGTAGACCCCACGCCCAAGCTTGTAGCAAGATTTCTAACAGTGTCTGTCAAGAATTGAAGCTGCTCAGTACTTTTTCCCGTGACCTGAACAATCTTAACTAATTCTCGTTCAAACTTTATAGATTCAGAAATAGCAGCAGACAGCGTATTAGTGAAGAGACTGACTGCTCTATTGGCAATAGCCATAGCAGAAAATCTTCTTACTGAAGCTGCAAAATTCTTTCCTAATTTGCCAGCATTTTTAGAAGCTGCATTTAGGTTGCCAGAAAGCTTCTGTACTTGCTTATTGGCTTGAGCCGTACCTTGTACGGCGACGTTAACATTAACGCCTTTTAGCTGGTTTTGTATTTGCTGTACGACTTGCCTAGTATTATTAGGAGCCTGTAATTGTAATTGAGCAGTTAATACGAATTTGGACACATAAACATCCTTAGACTTTATCTGCTAGATTTAGAAGTAGCTACCTTTTTCTTAGCTCTTTTAGGTTTTGGCTTGGTGGCTTCTTCTTCGTCTATAGCAGTGTTTTCGTGAATATCATCTATATAAGTAACAGAGGGAATATAATTACCCTCTTCATCAAGTAGATTTCCATCTAAGTCTGTCCGCTGTCCTTTGTCATTTAAATAATGACCAAATTCATTAATTCTCCTGCCCTTTGTATCTACAGTATTACCTTCATCGTCAACTAAAGACAACTCTTCGTTGACCATGTGCTGGCTAGTCAAGAACTTATTTTCAGGCAAATTAGCCTCAAAATTCTTGTCTAAAGCATAAAGCATTTCAGCCAATGCGCTAGCAGCTGCTGAACCGATTGGTGAATCTGCGTTTGCTTCATAATCTTCTACATCTTTATACACGGTTTCGCCATTTTCAAAGAAAGTTGACCTAGCTACCAAAAAGTCAAATTTAGCGTTATCTGCGATAGCTTCAGCGGTATTTTGTTCTAATTCCATCTTTTCAGCAATTAAATCCCTAAGCTCAATCCTTTTAATACGCATTTGTATGGCTAAATCTTTAGCATCTGAGGCTTTCATTTCTTTGCTTTTGTCGCCACCAGTATAAAGCTGTTTTTCCATTTCCTGTATCTGTTCTGAAATGATCACCTGTTCTAGATCTTTTTTCTTATCCCAGATACCATTAGAATATAGGAAATTATTCAACTCTTTTTTTGTCATGATCTTGTCACGCACACAATCTGTCCAAACTTTAGCAGATACACGTTGTGCGTCAGCCATAGCACGACCCGCAGGTCTTTTAACAGTAATTTTGATTTCAGTGCCGTCATCCTGCTTAACAGTGACGTTCCTAATTTTATTGTCCTTCGCCATGATATTTCTCCAGTAAAATTGATGGTGGTACAAATGATATATCGTGATATCCCTTATCTACTAAAACTTCATAATTAGAAAGTTCAGCATCAACATTTCTGAGTTGATGATTTCCCTTATCTAAAATATCTGATCTTAAATCATTAAAAACATTTCTCATTTCCTCTTTTTTTGATTCAGGAATGTCTTGATGTTCCCATAAAAAACCAAAGTGTTTTTCGATGCTGCTTAACGCTCCTATCATCGTTGTTTGTATTTTCTTTTTTAAATTTTGCGAAAGCTTCGCCTTAGATTTTTGAGCGTGTATTCTCTCTCTTCGGTTTTTGAAATTATCCATAATTATTTTCCTGTCGTTTGTTTTAAAGATTGTTCCAAATCAGGGGCAGTCATACCACTATTTAATTGATCTATATCTACATTATCATATGATCTGTTTATCATGACATGCGTAGCGTCTTGCATAGATGAGCTTTTACCCATTAGCTTCTCAGCTTCACTTTCAGTTTGTTCTTTTTCTCTTTTTCTAGACTGCACTATAAACCAGCCATCTAACATATCGTCATCGTTGATAACACGATCTGTAGGAGCGTCCATAGATTCATGTATACTATCATAAACTCTAGACCATGTAATTAAGTTTTTTTGGTTAATAGTCATGTCTGCATTTTTTCTGGTCACAAAGAGTTTAAAACCATAACCCTTAGAGGCCCAAAGACTTTTCCAAATTGGACTTCTAGCTATAGATCTAATTTCAGACTCAGACAATAAAGATGTTTGCCACCAATTAACAATCTGATCATAATTAGTAAAACGATACTTTTTACCACGCTTATACACAGTATGTTTTAACATGTATACAATCTTAGCCATATTAGCAATGAATTCACAGGTATTTTGAGCATACTCTGTTTTAGGTCTTAAAAGATCGGACAATGATTGTCGTGCGCCTTTGATTGTTTTTTTGATCTGTTTTGTGGCAACCTTAGATCCGTTTTTTTCAAAAAGCTCTGCTTTAAGATTTTCAAGCTGTGTGGTTAATTGATCTCTCCTAACCAAAAAATTCATTGGCAAAAGACCATTTTCAATCATCCACTGTTCAAGCATTTGGTCTGTCATAATATCTTTCCCCAAGGCGTCGTTATAACTTTTGTTATAGACCCTTAGTGCTTTCCTGTTCCTGTCTATAGTAGCCGGTACTATCACCATATCTCTATGAATAACAGTACCGGAACGTATAGTCTGTATGATGAGTTCCTGTTCTTCTGTCCTCATAACAATCTTATTTTTTTTATTTTACCCCTATTATGCTGATGGCGCTTCTGTCGTTCCCGTACTAAGATCTGAATCATGACCAAGGTCATTGTACCCTGTATAAGACTCTGAGACGGTTACGTTTCCACCACCAACGTCACCACCACTACGGCTTTGACCAGACTGTCTAGCTCTATGTAGGTTCCATGATTTACTAGTAGCACTTGATCCATCAGGGCCAAGAATTACAGTCGGATCGTAGCATACATCAGCAAGAGTACCGCTAGTTACAGATCCAGAATTAAAACTCCCCATGCTTGAGCTTGGGTCCAGATGCATTTCTACTTCCATGCTTGTCTCAACGGGGAAGCTAGCAAATTTTCCAAAAGGCATGGATTGACCAAGAACACTAACCTTTTCGTTACTTGCATCCATACTAATAGACCAAGAGGTAGCATTAGAGACCGTATTAAGAACAGGGCCAGCAGTTGAGCAACAATCTGCTCGATACTTTCTATGAAAATTATGCATGTCTGGTCTAGTAAATACACCGCACAAGTCGAGTGATGACGGTGCTTCTGGCAGAGGAGTAGTTCCAGCTGTTTCGGTGCCAAAACCGGCATTACCAGCATTTTGAAATGTTAAAGATTCTGTAGCAGGTCCGTCAGTACCCAGTTGTGCAGAATACGACGTTAGAATTGCATTAAGCTCTACGTACTTAGTAGTGCCGCCGACATCATAAGTAATTCTGACCTTTTTAGTTGTGTCAAAGAAGCCTGAACTGAAACCAGCGTATCCGATTCTTGACAAAGCGGTAGTCCACGAACCTATACCAACTTCCATTGTGATTTCTAGATCCATGTCTTGCAGAATACTAGTAGCCGCAATGCTACCAAAGGAACTAAACGTTTCTATATTCGTTGTAGAACTTGTACCTACAGACTGAACGCCTCTGATAGTCTGCAAATTACCAGCAGTGTCATCAGTACTGATTGATACGTTCTGGAGGCCATAAAAAATACGACTGTTACTCATAGTGTTATTCTCCCGTGTTTATTTAAAAACCTATTATTTCGATTGTTGATGTAACGACTCCAATATGTACATTAGAGTTTATGCTTATTGCCTGCTGTGACTTAGTATCACGAATTCTAATATCTGTATAGCGATGCTTAGAAATCAAATCTGGATACCTCAGAGCGCCACTAGCCGGAGAGCCGTTATAATTTATGGGCAATTCTCCACTATTAATTACACTATTTGTGTCAAATATAGCGAAATTTTTGTCGTTCTGAAGCGATACCATGTCCACCATAGCGTTCCTAGTATAGACATTATCTGCTATACAATGAAACAAAACGTCTGTATATACATACTGATTGCCCTGAGACCCGAGTGCAAAGGGCTTAAATTTACGATTCGATGTGACTTCCACAGCTACTGATGGTAGCTGAACTTCCATTTCTGGGGGTAAAATAGGATCATCCCCCGTGGGAAATAGACTTCTCGCGCTAACCTCCTGTATCCAAGGGAGATTGTTAGCATATATTATATTAATATATTTATAGCTAAATTCGGCTTGTACTTTGGAACCCGTGGGAATAGGTGTGTCAAATACTACCCTTCCATTAAAATAATCAACATGGTGAGCGTATGTTCCAGTGGTATCTGAGGCATAAAATGTATCATCTACATAAACACCAGATATACCCGGAATTACATTATTGTCGCTAACAATGGGGGCTTCAGCACCACTCTCGACCGTGATGCCGCTCTGCCAAATCCAATTTGATCGAAAGCCGTCCCAAGCTTGACCAGCTGCAAAGTTGTTGTTTGCAGACAATTGCAAAAGGCTCATATCTCTACTATCTTGAGATAATTCTCCAAGCGTAACATTGAAATAATTACCCTTGTTGAGCAGCCCCCAATCTAGCCACTCCACCATATTATCTTGTATTTCATTTTGAAAACTATTGTCAAAAACATTACCAAAACCAGATAGAGAATATGACATTATTTTAATATCCTCTCTATCATGCTGGCTATTTGATTTTCTTTACTTACTCCAGACAAAGCTCTAGTAATAAAATTGTCATCAATTGTGCCGGAATATTCAGGAGGCACACGGAAAGACCCACCAGAAGCCATGACGCCTAGACCAGTTCTACCTCGACCAGAGCCAGCCTCGTAGTGATAATTTCTGACTATTGGCGCATTGCCAATCGTAATCAACCACTGCAACCAATGCAAGTCGCCACCATCGTATATTGTATGACCTTGAGGTAACGATAATAAATTTATGAAGTCATCTGGCTGTACGCTTAATGATAAAGAGCCTTTGAGATTTGCATCAAATTTCTTCATTTCTACAGTAGTTGAAGCAGCAACAGACTCTGCAATAACACTCACTATATCTATTGCAGAACTTGGTCGTACACCAAAAGCCCCAGCCAATGAATCGGGAGAAGCTTGAGCCAAAGATTCCATCGCGTTAGAATTTGTTACCCAAGATATGACAAGCTGTCTTGCTCCAGCGATAATAGCGGGGAGTCGTTTATCTAAATATATATTAATACTAGGCGCAATAGCAGCATTTACTTTGCGCATAATCTGAGCTTCTGATTCTACTAAGTTTAGAGTTATATTCATACACGTTTCCAAAAGCAGGCGAAATATCTGTTTTGTTTTAACCCAGATGGAATGTGTTCTCCAAATCTCTCAAATCTTAATTCTTTTTTATCTTTGATATCTTTATGAACTATAAGAGATTTAGCTCTAAGTATTTTCTCTAAATCGCTCATATAAGCAATAGTTTGAATAGAACCATCGGGGACTTTGATTGTATCAGTTACACCAATCCACTGCTTTTGATCCCAGTATACTTTTAACTTTATATCAGTGAGAGTCTCAACTTCCCTAATAGTTTTATTGCCTATATCATGATCACCACCACCATTACGTCTATGATTATTAATAGTATTTCTATCTGGTATATTATTATTAGGATTGTGAGGAGTGATAATCTCTTTCTTCTCTAAAGAAACAAGTTGACATGTAACACCAAATATATTAAACGTCGAGTCTATTACGTCGAAGTATTTATCGAACACAGAATCAGGAACATTAATAGGCATTGAATATCTCCATTAAGATGCTTGTGGAGCAAGAAAATGTCTGGCAGGGGCGCTAAAAATAGTTAATGCCACGGTGTTGTCTGCTAACCTCAACCGGACTCTGCATCTGTGAAAAGACCTTGGATTAGTATTTCCACTGGTAGTATCATATCTACGCCCTGTGGAATTATTATCAATGGTGCTATAAGAAGAATCTGATGGTGGTTGTGCCTCAGTAGCAGAATCGTCGTTACTGACTTGCCATCTATATTCAACAGTGCCACCAGTAGCATTCACAGAGACAGAAAATTCTGTATTGTTATTAGGATTACTGGATGTGCTAACAGGTTGGGAAGCTATAGACAAGCTTGTCACTGTAAGAACAACTACGTCACTAGTCGCTAACGCTCCCAATCTAGTAACTCTACAGAAAATGTCAGATGCGTTATCGCTTGCCGTCAAGCCTGTTAATGTCAAGGTACTAGAATCTGAACCAACTGGTTGAGAGCTGTTTTGTCCCGTCCTTTTGTACCATTGATAATTAACAGTACCTGAATCGCTAGAAGTAGCCGCTATGGTAAATTGAGCTGTGCTACCCGTCACTGTAGTAGCCTGTGGCTGAGTACCTATTGTGATTGTTGGCGGAGTCTGTGTTGTAGAGACGGGCGCGGGGGTTGGAAGAGCAGCGTTGTCGAGACTGTAAAAATCTGACGCTCCTACATTTACAAGACCAACAGAACTATGATCATACCCAACCGCTACCAAATCGGCGTTTCTGCTAATAGCAAGTTTTTTACCATAACTTGTGGAGGCTCCAGAGCCAATGGAGGGTCTTAATGTTCTGCCCATTTGAGCATAAGTAAATGCTGGCGCTCCAACTGCATCATAATAAACTTGTACTTTGCCATTGGGAAAAGAGTTTTCGCTTCCAACTGCTACAACACTGCCTTCGTTATTCAGTTTAATTTGTTGACCAAAATATTCAAAGTCTATATTGTTACTCAGCGTTTGTTGGAATACCCAAGCGCTGCCCGTCCAACTAAATATATGTACAGCTCCGTAAGATGTCGCAGGATCAAATTCAGAAGCAGCAACTACCAAGCCATCTCCACTAATAGCAACTTTGCTTCCAAAAAATGCACCAGCCACAGGCGTAAACCCTGTTACGTCCGCTAAATCTCCCCCAAGCTGAACCTGAGTATTATTGTTAGTATAATCTATCTTATAAACCTTAACACTTCCAGCTTTGAGATCGCTACCTTGCGTTGCCTTTGGAGCGCCTACAGCAATGATAGCTTCTGTCAAGTAAGTAGCGGATGCGTTAACAGCGATAGATTTTCCAAACTGGGCGTTTTCTTCACCACCTGAGATTTGTACAATAT